ATGGCGGCGGCGACCGTGTTGGCGCTCGACCCGCTCGCCACCGCGACCGGCACTTTCTGCCCCGCAATCATCAGCGCGATCGTGCCCGGCGCGGTCGAAGGGCCGGTGACGGTGATGGTGCCGGTGGCGGCGGTGCCCGCGACCAGATCGGTCAGGCCAGCGACCCAGCATTCGCTCGATGCATCATTGGCATTGAACGCGGCATAGCAGCGTCCGGCGATGCTGCCCTTGCCGAACAGCGCGTTGGCCTGATCGACCGAAAACACCCGCTGGGGCACCAGATCGGGCGCGGTGCCTGCGGCCAGCTTCTGGCCGATGATCAGCACCCGGTTGGCGACGATCGGCAGCCCGCCGCGTGCGCGACTGGCGTCAAATTCGATATAGCTGCCGGGAACGCGCAGGCTCGCGGGGATGGCATTGAAACTAATCATGGGGCTTCCTCCTGAAGGCTCAGATGGTCGGCGGCATCGGCACTGCCAGGGCCGCTCGCGGGTGCGGGCAGCTGGACGCCAGGGGCGGTCAGATTGGCATCGACGCCGCCAAGGGCAGGCACGTCCCAATCGAGATGAATGGTCTCAAGATCATCGAGCGCGGCCAGATCGACGATATCGATCTCGAACGCGGTGCGGAATTGCAGCGCGAACATACTGACTTTGCGCTGCTTCAGCGCAGCAAAGGGGCGCACCTGCGCAATCCGCACCGGGCGCAGCATGTCGATGTCCAGCCCCAGCGCCGATCCGGCGAGCAGGCTGAGCGCATCCATGGCGAGCTGATAGCTGCCCGGCCGGGCTGTTCCGGGTCCGCCGTGGCGGGTTGCGGTTTCGCTGCGCAGATTTTCCGCAGCGACGACCAGGCCAAACTCGGCTGCGCCGATGCGGACGCGGCCCTGGGCGGTAAAGCTCAGGTCGCTCGCCCCGGCGAACACCGCCCAGGCGGCAGGCGCCCGCCAATCCGACTTTTCGGCCAGATATTCATCCCAATTGTCTGGATAGGTCTCCAGCGTCCGCCATTTATAACCGAAGATATTGACGTCGGCGGCATCGCGCAGCGCGGCCAGCATGGAAAGTTCGATGGCGGCGATCATCGGCCGAGCCGATCGAGCAGCCAGCGGCTGCCAAGATAGATTGCCGCGACCAGCTCGCACAGCAGCACCCAGGCGATGATCGCAGGGAGCACCACCGGCCAAAAGGCGATGGCGAGGACCCACGTCCAATCCGGCCGGCCGCAGCGCCGCGCCGTCCAGCCTAGCGCCAGTGCGATGGCGACCCAAAGAGCCGCACCGAGGTAAAGCAGCGTGCTCATGCGCGCCCTCCCGCCATCTGCGGCGCGGCGCGGCCAAAGAAGGTCAGGAACATGTCGTTCGCCGACGCTTCATCCTCCGGCCCAAAGCCCAAAAAGGCGCGCTGGGGCATGTCCATCTGCCGCGTGAATTCGGGCACCACCACTTCGATCGGCGATTTGAGCGCGCGGCCAAAAACACTGCTCATCCGCCGCTTGTGCGCAGCCACCTTTTGCGCGCCCGAAAAGCCGAACTGATGGATGGCGGCATAGACCACATTGGTCCCGACGATAATCTCGTCGGCTGAAGCGCGGTAGCCGATAGAGGATTTGAGCCGCGCGCTATCGGTCAGCGTCTTGCCGCCCTCGGCCGCAGCGCGCGCGCTTTTTTGCCAAGCCTTGCCCTGCGGGTCCATTTCGCGGTCGAAGCGGTCGAGCGTGTTGGTTTCCAGCTCCAGTCCCAGCGCGTCCATGAAGGGCGCGACATCCTCGCCGGCCTTGACTAGCGCCGCGAGCTCGCGCTCCAGCACATCGTCGCCGCTGACATCGATGCGGATGCTCGCGCCGCTCACAGCACGCTGTCCAGCTCGTCGCGGGTAAAGCGCTTGCGCCCCTGCATATGGATCGCACCAGGGCGCGTCGGCAGCGCATCGACATTGCCTTCGTCGAGCTTGACGCGGCCATCGGCGATATCGCGCAGCGTGCGGATCGCCGCGTCATAGCTTTTCTGGACGCCCTCCGGAGGGGTCGCGCGGAACAGCATGTGAAAGGCGATGTCGCAGGCGACCTTCACCAGCAGTGGCGGGACGGGCAGGCCGCTGCGGTCGCCATGGCGGCGCGCGACATAGCCGTCGATCAGCGCGCCGGCATCGGCCAGCGCGCGCTCGATGCGCCCCGCGTCCATGACGTCGTTCCCGTCCCAGTCCGACAGTTCCAACAGGTCTTCGGGCCGGTGGCGGGCCTGCATGTCGGCCAAGCTGGCATAGACGATGGGCATGGCGACAGCACGGCCTCACACAGGGTTAAGGGGTCGATGCGGGCCGCGCCGGGGAGCTGCGGCCCGCATCACATCAAGACTTGGCCGAAGCCGCAGCCTTGGATTTCTGGCCGCCACGCTGGCGCTTGGCGGGCGCTGCCGGTTCCGGCGAAGGCGCAGGCTCGGCGGGCGGCGAAGGCGGTTCCGGCGCAGGCGCAGGCTCGGCGGGCGGCGCTGGCGGGTCCGGGGCGGGTTCGCGGCTGGCCTGGTCTTCCAGCTGGGCAACATAGGCCTCCAGCTGGGCAACATCGTCGCCCGTGAAGGGCTCGAACTCACCATCGCCGGTCTGTCCGGACACTTTCAGCACCGGGTCCGTAAACAATGCGAGCAAGGCCTTTGCGCCCGCCAGCCCGTCGGCAAAATGCTCCGGCCCCAGCACCAGCGGCTCGGCCCCGAATTCGAACCCGGCGCGGCGATAAGGCGCGCGCAAGGATCGAATGCGGATCAGCGCGAAGTTGATCATGGCAGGCGCTGCGAGACCAGGGTCTCGACATCCTTATAGAGGGTGTTCGATTCCCCGCCCGCCAGATTGGCCTTCTCGAACAGCTCGCGCGCCGCGACGCGGTTGCTGCGACCGACGACCAGCAGATCGGGGCGCAGCTCCAGTGGCTCGCCTTCATCGTCAGTATAGGCGAGCATCGCCGTCACCGCCGCTTCATAATTGGCGGCATTGAGCGTCTGGGTCGAGCGATAGGCGAGCTGCCAATAGGTGTAGCCCGCGCCATAGCGCGCTTCGCCCCCGGCGAGATATTCGCCGGTCTTGAACACTTCGCTGTCGGTCATGTCGGTGACCATGTGGAAATGCGGCTTCTCGCGTTCCTGAATCAGGATCGGCTTCAATGACTTTTTGGTCACCAGCAGATACCAGGGCTGCGAGCCGCCCGCCGCGCTGATGTTCGACGCGACGCCGTCCGCCATCGGATGTTCGTCATCGAAGAAATTCTGCCCGTCATAGCATTCGGACACATGCCCGCGCGCGAGCGCGTCATAGGCGAGCCGGTCGGGCAGTGCTTGCGCTTCCTCGCCCCAGCCCTCGATCATCGGCCCCCACAGGCCGAGATTGTCATCCTCGATATCATGCTTCTTGATACCGCGGGTGACTTCGAACGCGTCATTGACCAGCTTATAGGCCTTTTCGGCCATGCGCTTGATGACCTTGGGGCCGACCCATTTGCGGAAGCGCGGGAAATCGCCGAGCCAGCCATAGGTCTCAATCTTCGTCGAGGAGCCCACCTTGGTCGAGAATTTGAGGTAGCTCGGCTCGACCTTGTCGATTCCGCGCTGGAAATCGGTCTTGAAACCGGTGCGCAGGTTGTTGAGCAGAGCCTGCGTGACTTGACGGATTGCCATGAAAAAACTCCTCTATGCGCGCAGGATCAGGCGGTCAGCGCGGCGGAAACAAAAGGCGAGATCTGCACCCAGGCAAAGCCATCGACGACATCGACCAGGCACCCGGCGACACAGCGCGTGCTGTTGGGATTGGTCTTGCCAACCGTCTGGTCGTCGATGACGAAGCAAGCGCGGCCGACATCGGCATCGGTCAGCGCATCGCCGCCGCCGCCCATGGCGAAGGAAAAAATGCCCGACGACACATCCAGCGTTACCGCGCCGTCGGCGGCCCCGCCGACGATGCTGTCGGCAGCGATACCGACTGTGCGATAGGTTGCCGCATCGGCAGCCTTGGCGGCATTGTCCGCGCCCTGGCCCTCGCGCGCGGGGCGCAGAAAACCCGCAGCCAGGATCAGCAGCGCACCGGCATGGATGGAGACGCCGGCCTTGACGCCGAAATGATGTTCACGCACGGTTGCGCGCTGCGCGGTTCGGCGGGGAGCAGTCAATGCGACCATCGGTTAATTCCCTTCTGCTTTGAGCTGCGCGGCATATTCCGCCCGGTCCCAGCCCATGTCTGAACACATCGCGGCCTGTTCGGCGGTCAGCCCGCCTTCGCCCTGCGGCGCGCCGGTGACGGCAGCGACGCCCAGCCCGCCCTTGGGCAACGCGCCTAGGAAAGCGTCGAGGCTGGCGTCATCGGTGATGCTGCTGGCATGCGCGACCAGCGCGGGCGGCAGCGATCCGTCGGCCTGCGCCGCGTCGATCTTCGCCTTGCGCTTGTCCGCCGCGAACGTGTCCAGCTGGCCTTGCAGCGATTGCACCGACGCCTGGAGCGCGGCGACGGTGGCGACCGGCACAAATTTGGCGGGGTCAGGCTCGCCGGTCGCGGCTGCATCGGCCTTGGCCTTAAGCGCGGTTGCGGCGGCGACCAGATCGGCACCGTCTGCCGCCCCTAGTGCGGTCGCAATGGCGGTCATGGTCGCGGCGGGGCCGGACAGGTTGGCGATGGCGCGCAGGATTTCTTCCTGGCTCGCCTCACCGCCAAGGCCCAGCGCCTCGGCAATGGCTGACAAATTCATAATGGCTCCTTCGGAGGTTGCGCTGGCGACAGCCGCCAGATCGAGGGACGGCGTGTTGGTCAGCGCCGCATTGATGATCGCCAGCACGCGGCCCTGCGCGTCGTGCTGAAAGGCGGGAGAAATATAGCGATACTCGCGCGCACGCAGCGCGCTCTGCGCGGCGGGGGTCCATTCGACCTCGGCGAAAATTCCGCTTGCCGTCGCAAAGATGCGGCGCATCCAGCCGGACGCCTTGGCCTGTCCGCCGACACCGGGCCGCGCCCCGAAAAAGGTCTGATGGTCATAATCGACCACCGGATCATTGCTGCCGTGATAGCGCGCGGTAGCGGCGACAATGCGCTCCGCATGCGCCAGATCATCGACGCGGACAACCGGCGGCTTGCCATTGCGGCTGGGGTGCGCACCCATGCCGAGCAGCTGGACGGTGGTGACCGCCTCGCCATCGGCGGGCGGCACGGCGGTCATCGCCGCACATGCCCACGCGATTTCCCCAAGCTTGGCAGCACCCTGAACCAAAGCAGCTCTCCGGCGCGCCGCACGGTGCGGCGACGACCAAGCCGCTATGCGGTCAGGCGCAGAAGCGGGGCAGAGGAACTATTTCCGGGGGATAGGCAAAGGTGCGTGCAGCTTCATTGCAAGTTAGGATGATTCGGGCTATAGCGGGAGCGCCTTGGTGTCTCGGACGTCCACCGGGCAGGGGCTTAGGCATCTGCTCCCAAGGCAATCATCGGTTCGGAACGAAGAATGTTTTTCCGCGGAGCCTCTCCCGGTTGCGACCGACCGTTTCGACATAGAGGAAGCTCCTGCTTCCGATAGTTGCGCGATATTCAACGGTCCTTTTGCCATTACGACCAACAACCTCACGCCATTGCCCCTTGCTGACGATCTGCGGGATCATCGCAAAGTCGGCGCGGCGCAGCTTGACCCGATCGTCTCCATGCCCTCGCTGGCCATGTTTTTTCCACACTTTCCAGATCATCTCATGCGAGACTTCTCTGCGATATCCGATGGTATCGCTTGGCGCATTGTCCGCGACATCGCCGATATTGACGACGCTGCTAAGGTCGCTGCCTTTCAGCACGACAGCGACTGCGCCAATTATCGCGCTGCGGCCTGTCAGGGCAAAGCGCCCGCCTTCGGGACTGCCCTTCGGGTGGCGGGGCTGGGTTGGATTATAGGCTGCCAGCCCTTGCTCCGGCGACCAAGCAAGCGTGCCGCGCTGCGCGCGGTCAAGCTGCGCGGCAGAGACGAGACCGGCGCGCCACCAGCGAGCGACATCGACCACCATTATTTTGCCATCCACACCCGCGCGGCCGATGTAACGCCGCACCAGCTGCGCTGGCTCCCCGGCGCCTTCGCGAAATGCAGCCCTAACCCAATGCCATCGGATTTCGAGCGGGGCCATGATTGCGGCGGCAACTTCGCCCAGATCGCCCGCCGCCAACCCGCGCGGCAGCGCGAGTCCGCCGCCGCCATCGGTGAACCAGTCTGCGCTGATTGCCAACGGCCAGCCGCCCGCGTCGCGCCACACCCGCCCCGCCACGATCGCCGCGCGGCCCGGCAGGCCGAAGGGCGCAAAAAAAGGCGTGAGCAGCTCTTCATCGACCGCTGACAGGCTGCTCTGCGCTGCAATCGGGTGCTTCGCAATTTGCCAAGGATCAGGGGTGAAGCCCGCAATCGGAGCTTTTCCGACATGATAGGACCAGCCGGGATCAATGCCGGTTTCGATGCTGTGCACCTCGCCGGTGCGCTTGTTGACCCAGCGGCGGTCGCGAAACACCGGCGGTTGTTGTTCGGTCAGCCCCAGCCGGTCAATCCGCGCGCGCGACACCGGCTTGACGATGCAGCGGCAGTTCCAGCCGTTGGGCGGAAAATGGCTGTCCCACCACGGATGATCAACCGGCAGCCGCGTGCCATGCCAAGCACCATGTTCCTTGCGCTCGCGCCCGTCCATGACACTGACATATTCGAGCCAGGGAAAGACCGTCTTGTTGCGCTCGATGCGCTGCCAGCGCCCCTGCGCATAGCTGGTCGCGAGATTGACCCGCGCCGCAAATTTGAGCCGCCGGGGGCTGCCGAGCTGGACCAGCTCGATCTCGCCCGACACAGGATCGCGCATCTCCTGCTCGCCCCACCAGCCGAGCTCTTCCAATGTCGGCCGCAGGTCGCGCGCAAAGGCCTCCACCGTCCCGCCCTCGGCGATCAGCTTGGTTATGGCCTCGTGCAGCGCCTCGGCCACATCGCGCGTCAGCACCTTGGCCATGGTGAAATAGCGGGCATGCTCGGCCTGCCACACATCCTCCCAGGCAAAGCTGAAGGCAAAGCCCTTGGCGATGAAATGACGGATCGCCTCGACGGGCGACAAATTGACCGGAACCGGCTCGTTCATGTCAGCTGCCCAGCAGCGCGCGGCCGTCCTCGTCGGCCACGGCGCGCGCGCTGCCGTCGCCAAGCAAGCGGGTCAGCTGCCAATCGACGCCGCGATAGCGGACA